CACGATGGGGGGGGGGAGAACATAGGAGTAGTTGTAAATGAATAATTTAAGAATAAGAAAACTAACACCTAGAGAATGTTTTAGACTAATGGGTGTTAAAGATGAAGACTTTGATAGAGTAGCTAAAAACCAAAGTGATAGTGGTTTATATCACTTAGCAGGTGATTCGATAGTAGTCAATGTATTGATGGCAATATTTAAGGAGGTATTATGAGATCTTTAAAAGATAAAAACGGTAATAACATTAACTTAACTAAAGATAACGAATACTATACCCCTAAAGGTGTAGTTAGATATTTTGGTGAATTTGATTATGATCCAGCAACAACAAAGGAAAAAGCAGAAGAACTTAATATAAAAAACTATGACACCATAGAAACTGATGGTTTAAAGACAGACTGGACAAAATATAAAAGAATCTGGGTTAACCCACCTTTTAGTAATAAAGATGAGTTTATAAAAAAAGCATATGAAACCTATAGAAAAGCTCCATATATATATATATATATACTATTACCTATAGAGTTTTTAACTACAAAAAAATTTCATAATGTAGCTACAGGAGGTAAGTTATATATACCCTCTGGTAGAGTTAATTTTGAAAGTGGGTTAGGAAAAAAGGGTAAAAGTCCTGCTTTCGGTAGCGTGATATTAGAAATACAAGATAAATGGGAGTTAGAGTTGGTTGATATAGAAGAATTAAACGGACAAACAAGTATATTTACCGATTTTGAAAATTTATAAGGAGATTATATGAAAACAAGAAAAGAAAGAAGGATAGACAAATGGAATTTGTAATTAATAATCACAAATGGACAATAGAAGAAAAACCAGGAGAAAGATTATTAGAAGAATATAACAAAAGAACAGGGAATAATAGTTATATGTGTAATGGTTTAACTTTCTATAAAACACATGAAATATGGATAGCAAAAGAACTTTGTAACGATGAAAAATCAAGAACAATAAAACATGAATTAACACATTGTTTTATATGGGAAATGGGTTTTTATAATGCAGAGTTTAATTATGAAGAAATGATATGTGATTTTGTTGCTAGTATTTATGAATTTATAAAAGGAGTGTTAGACAAATGGGGTTTATAGTAGGTTTATTTTGTGGGTTTGCTTTATGTTGTTGTTTAGTAGTAGGGAGTGATAAAGAGTGAATGAAGAAAAAAGAAAAATATTAGAACATTTAGTTGAATATTTACAAGATAAAATAAACACAGGCTATCACAAAATCTTTTACAATGATGATATGTATGATGAAAAGACTATAGATTGTATAAATGCTATAAATGATACTTTAGAGGAAAACAAAAAATTAAATAATATCATAAATGAATTAGAAAAATGGTTAATAATACAACACGATATATATAAAAATATAGACATAGAAGAAAATACTAGATTAAGTTGTCAATATCTTAAAGTAAAAGACAAATTACAAGAACTAAAAGGAAGTGATAAAGAGTGATAGAAGAAATGAATAAGGTTAAAGCTTTATTTCCTGAAAATGTTGAAAAGATTATTATAACAAAAAATGATTATGATAGATTAACAGGCGATTTAACATTAGAAAATATAGAACTAAAACAAGAAATAGAAAGATTAAATAAAGAAAATACAATATTAAGACAAAACTCACAATATTTAGTTAAACAAAATGATGAATTAGAAGAAGTTATAAATAAAGCAATAGAATATATAGAACAACATAATGATTATTTCTTGCTAAAAAGAGAAGTTAAAGAATTATTAGATATACTTAAAGGAGATGATAAAAAGTGAAAGTAGAAGATTTAACAGAAGAAGAATATAAATTGATAAAAGAATTAATGAAAGAAGAAAAATATGAAAAATTAATGAAACATTTAATGAATATAGAAGTTAATTATCATATCACGCAAACTACATTAAATAATATAAAAAAATACGTAGATGATAGTATCAATCTTGCTAATATAATGCAAGGAAGTGATAAAGAGTGAATATAGGAGCAGATAAATTATTTGAAAGTGAGCTTCATAAAGCAGACAAAAAAATACAAGAAGAACTTTATAAATCTAAAATGGAAGTAATCTTTTCAAACAAAATGCAAGAAAACAAAGAATTAAGAAAAGAAATAAAAAGACTAAATAACATCATAAATAAATTAGATAGAGAAACTTATTTAGGTATGATAGAAAATCAAAATAATAATGAGTTTTCAAAAGGTCTTTACACAGCATATAAATACATAAATGATAAAATTAAGGAACTCAAAGGAGTTGATAAAGAGTGCAAGTAGGAGATTATGTAAGAACTGAAATTAGCAGTTTAAATATTCAAAGAATAGGTAAAATAGAAAAAATAATTAGTGATGATTATATTCATACAGATATAGGCACTTATGATAATGAATACATAATCAAATCAAGTCCAAACATAATAGATTTAATAAAATATGGTGATATAGTTAAACATAAAATTAATGGTGAAGATTTTATTTCGGAAGTATGGGGAGAAGAAAACAATTATTTTATAGTAGTTTATGATAGAGCAATAGATTTAGGAGAATTGAATATTGTATCAATAGTAACAAAAGAACAATTTGAAGAAATGGAGTATAAGATATGAAAATTATTGATTTACTTAATATGATTAGCAAAGGTGAAGAAGTACCATATAGAATAAAGTATATTGGGAAAATATATGAATATGTAGAAGAAATGAAATGGTATTTAAGAGATGATATGAAATGTGAATTAAGTAATAGTAAAAAATGTTTAAATGATGAAGTAGAAATAATAGAAGAAGATAAGAAGATAGAAAAACTGGAAATGTTCATTCCGCAAAGAGAAAGTGATACTTATTGCACTAAATATAATGAAATAGTTGATAAAATCAATGAAATAATAGATAAATTAAATAAGGGTGATAAAGAATAATGGAATCAAAACTTAAAATAATATTAGATCACTATGGTATAGAACACCAGGCAATTATATGGATAGAAGAACTTAGCGAACTAACTAAAGAATTATGTAAGTATTTAAGAAACAAAGAATTTAGTGATAACGGATATTTAGAAATAACTGATGTACAAAATTGTATAGATCAGATGAAGATAGCTTTTAACTATCCAATAGAAAAACAATATGAAGATTATAACTATAAGGTAGAAAGGACTTTAAAAGGGATTAAATGAAGAAAATAACCTGTGATTTATGTGGTAAAGATATAAGTGATGGATACAATACTTATGATAATTGTGTTCTATCTTATGACAAAAGAGAAACAATGGATTTATGCGATAACTGCATTGAGAAGTATCATAAGGTAGGAAATAAATGTGAAACTAAATACCAAAAACTTAGAGAAAAATACGATAACAAAATGGCATCGGAAATGAAAAAATATTATGACAAAGAAATATTGAAACTAAAGGAGGACTAAATGCACGAAATATTATACCGATACAGAAAATACGAAATAGAGTATAACAGGGGGTTAGGTATAATAACAGTCAACAAGAAAATACCAGTAGATAAATTTATAGAATTAAAGAATATACTTAAAAGAACTGGCAATCCAGTAAACGATATAAGAGTAGAAACTGATAAGTCAAAGAGGTGGGTAGAATGAAAAACTATTACGATCAACAAATGGAGCTTAACGTAGTTTTATTTAGAATAGAAACTTTAAACGAAAAGAAAGCTATTTATTTTAATCAAACACAGCCTAAATCTGGAAAGATTAAAGAAGTAATGGTAGAGAGTTCTAGAGTAATAAAAGACACCTTTTTAGAATATACAGAAAAAGTAGAAGAAATAAACAAAGAGTTAGATGATCTATACAAAGAAAAAGAAATACTTGAAAGATATCTAAAGAAAATGGAAGAATCACTAAGAAGTATGAAAGGTATAAAAGAAAAAATATTTGTAGCTAAGTTTATAGATGGACTTAGTGCAAAACAGATATCAAGAAAAATGGCTTATAGTAAGACTTCTATATATAGAATATTAAGTGAAATTTATCAAATAATACAAGTTGGGAAAAAATGGGAAAAAAAAGATGCTAAAATGTAATTGTGAGATAATCACAAAAGCATCAACTCCAAAAAGGCTATCTCTTGGTGGTAGCCTAGAGTATCTATGAAAAATACGTTAACCCGTCTTGTTATTCGCATAGATATTCTAGGGTGCTATCAAGTGCCTATAGTGTTGACACATGGTAAAAGTGTAGAAGTGAATTGACAAGGTTTTTATGAATTGTACCTAAGATATATTGTAAAAAAGAGGTATAAACGCCTTTAAAGACACTTAGCTAAGGATATATCTAAAACAATTCTTTTTTCGAAGAATATGCTACTTCTTTTTTGTAAGTAGCATAGAGGTAGATAGGTTTTATATAATGAAAATTTGGTCATATAAGTTATATAAAACGTTTGACAGCTATCTATTTCTATGGTGCTTATAAAATAAGGAATCCTCCTTATGAAATATTAAACCACACCGAAGCACCAAGAGAGCGAAAGCTCTTTTTTGTTTGAAAGAAGGCGATTTTAATGGCAAACGAGCAAAACCTAAAACCAATTAGAGATTCTGAAATTGCAAGAAAATTGCAAGAAAAATCGGTTTTAAAAAGAAAACAAAACGATAAAGAAAGAAAACTAATAAAAGAGATGCTATTAGAAAGAACCAAAAATAAAGATTTAGAAGAAATGATAGACAATGCTATTAAAAGAGCTAAAGAAACTGATAAAGGTTTTGAAGTTTATAGAGATACCATAGGAGAGAAACCTACTGAAAGAATAGATACTAATGTTAATTTATCTTATGAAAACACTTTAAAAGAAGTGGTTGATGAAGATGAATATTAATACTAAAAAGTATATAGAGAAATTTGTTAAGATAAGAGATAAATCAGGATCAATTATAGACTTTAAATTAAATGAACCTCAACAAAAGTTATATGACATCATAAAAGAACAAAAGAAGTTAGGTAAACCAGTTAGAATAATAATACTTAAAGCTAGACAAATGGGATTCAGTACTTTAACTGAGTCCATTTTATTTAAAGAAACAGCTACTAAGTTTAATATTAATACTGGTATTATTGCTCATAAAGAAGAAGCTACAACAAACTTATTCAATATGAGTAAAAGAATATATGATAATTTACCACCAGAGATGAAACCAGCTAAGAAGTCAAGTAATGCTAAAGAGTTAATATTTGATAACCAAGAAGGAACAGGATTAAAAAGTAAAATTAAATGTATGACAGCAGGAGCTGATGGAGTAGGACGTTCTGATACGTTTAATAACCTACATATATCAGAATTAGCGTTCTGGGGCAATAGTGCAAAAGAAACTATGCTAGGTTTAATGCAGTCAGTACCAAACTTACCTAACACTATGGTAATAATAGAATCCACTGCTAATGGTTACGAATATTTTAAAGAGATATGGGATAAAGCAGTAAAAGGTGAGAGTGCATTTATACCATTATTTGTAGGATGGCAAGATTTAGAGGAATATAAAATGCCTTATACTGGTTTTAAACTAACATCAGAAGAAGAAAAGTTAAAAGAAACTTATAATCTATCTAATGACCAATTAACATGGCGTAGATGGTGCATAGCAAATAACTGTGGTGGAGATATAAGCCAGTTTAAACAAGAATATCCGATGAATCCACACGAAGCATTTTTACTTAGTGGTGCATCAGTATTTGATAAAGAGAAATTGATTATAAGATTAGAACAGTTAGAAAAGCCATTAAAGACAGGATATTTTACATATGATTATGATGGTAATAAGATAACCAATATTAAATGGGTAAATGATCCAGAAGGATATATAAATATTTATAGACTACCAGATACAATATCAACAAAGTTTTGTATAGGTGGTGATACATCTGGAGAAGGAAGCGACTATTTTACAGCCCATGTACTAGATGCAAGGACTGGAGAACAGGTAGCAGTATTAAAACAACAATTTGATGCAGACCAATACACTAGGCAAGTGTATTGTTTAGGCAAGTATTACAGTTGGTATAATCCTATAACGATTAGAAAAGAAGAAGCATTAATAGGAATAGAAGCCAACTTTGATAGTTATCCTATCAGAGAATTACAACGATTAGGATATCAAAATCAATATGTTAGAGAGAGTATAGATTCTTATACAGGTAAAACAGAAAAGAAGTTTGGTTTTAGGACTACATCTTTAACAAGACCAACAATAATATCAAGTTTAATAGAGATAGTAAGAGAACACACTAACCTATTAAATGATAAAGATACATTAGAAGAACTATTAACCATCATAAAGAACGAAAAAGGACGTATAGAAGCACCTCAAGGTGGACATGACGATCAGATGATGGGATTAGCAATAGCTTATGAGATAAGAAGTCAAGTTAGTCTACAAGAAGAATCAATTACTCCTAAATTTGAATTTGGTTTTGATATAGAACCAACATACAAAGACTATGGAGAAGAAATAACAATAATATAGGAGGTATAGTATGAAAAAAAGAGTATTTAGAGAACGTTACAACAACGAAAAAGAAGTAATTAAGGAAATAGTCGAAGAAGTAAAAAAAGAAACTAAAAAGGCTAAAAAGAAGGTAAAAGATGATACTACTAGTAACAAGTAATATCGTTTTTTTAGTTATAGGACTATTTGTAGGGCATAAGATACCAAGAACAGAAAAGATTATACCTAATATTAATCCTATTAAGACTATAGAACGAATAAAAGATGACTTTACTTCTAAAAAAGAAGAAGAACGTATAAAGATTATTGAACAGAATATAGACAATTATGATGGTACAGGTTTTAACCAGTTAGACTTACCATAGTTAGTGGGGTGAAGAAATGGATTTGGAAGAAATAAGAGAAACAGATGTATGGACATTAAGAGAACAAGGTTTAAATTATTTAAAATCTCATAATGTAATAATAGATACAGATAGAAATTATAACTTTTACATTGGTAAACAATGGGAAGGTGCAAAAATAGATGGTATTGAAAAAGCTCAATACAACTTTATTAAAACAATAGTTGATTATAAAGTAAGTACTATTAATCAAAACTTATGGGCTATTAATTATAGTAGTGAGAACTATGAAAATAGAGATTTTAGAAAAAATGCTGAAGAAGTATGTAAGATGCTTAATAAAAAGGCTGCTAAAGTATGGGAAAAAGACCAGATGGACTTTAAAATTAGACTTGTATCAGATGATTCAGCCATAAATGATGAAGGTATTATATACGTTGATTATAACGAAGAAGGACAAGATCCAGTAAACGAAATAATTAATAAAAACAATGTATTATATGGCAATGAACAGTCCAGTGATATTCAAAGTCAACCATATATCTTAATTAGTCAAAGATTACCAGTATCTACAGTACAAGAAATGGCTCGTCTAAGAGGCGTATCAGAAACAAAAATAAGATACATACTTGGAGATGATTTAACATTTGAAGAAGCTGGAGAAGACGCTAAATTAGAAAAAGATGAAATGTGTACTCTAGTAACTAAAATGTGGAAAGAAGACGGAACAGTTAAGTATTCTAAAAGTACAAGATATGTTGACTTAGTAGAAAACGAAGATACAAAACTTAAATTATATCCGATAGCTCATTTCCCATGGTCAGAGAAAAAAGGATGGTCTAGAGGAGAAGGAGAAGTTAGAACTTTAATTCCTAACCAATTAGAGCTTAATAAGACACTAGCTAGAACATTATTAAGTATAAAGAATTGTGCTTATCCTCAAAAGATAGTTAACATTGAAAATATTATTAATCCAGACGCATTAAATCAATTAGGAGGATTAATTAAAGTAAAAGGTGGAGCTACTATTGATGATGTTAATAGGTCATTTGGATATGTACAACCTACTTCAATGTCTGCAGATGTCGGAGCAGTAATGAGAGATTTAAAAGATATCACTAGAGAATTAAATAATGCTGGTGATATAGCAACAGGTGGAATTAATCCAGAACAAGCAAGTGGTAAAGCCATCTTGGCAGTACAACAAGCATCTCAACAGCCATTAGTTAAGCAATTAACTGGTTTAAAGAGATTTATTGAAGACTTAGCAAGAATATGGCTTGATATGTGGACTACATATACTCCAGAAGGTATGACACTTGAACAAGAACAAACAGATCCTTTAACTGGAGAAGAGTATGTAGAACTTGTACAAATACCAAAAAGTTTATTAGAAAACTTAAAAGGTACTGTAAAAGTAGATATTACACCTAAAGGAGCATTCGATAGATATGCTAGAGAACTTAGTTTAGAGAATTATCTTAAAGCTGGATTCTTTACAGGACAAAGAGTTAATGAACTTAGATATTATGCAGAAGCATTACCAGATGATGCAACAGCACCTAAACAAGAACTATTACAGATATGCGATAAGATAAAAGAAGAACAAGAGAAGATAGCACAAATAAATGCTAACGCTCAATTATTACAACAAAATTACAACCAATACGTTAATGAAACACCAGAAGACCAAGCTGGTACATTAAATCAAATAATGGAAACAAGCACTCAATAAGTGCTTTTTTTAGTCCAAACCTTACGACTTTAAAAGATGTGTTCGGTGAAACAAACACCACTTAAAAAATAGGAAGGAAAAAGTTATGGAAAATAACGAAGAACTTGTTGAACAAACTGAAAATACAGAATTAACTGCAGAAGAAATTGAAAACGTAGAGAGTATTGAGGAACAACCTCAAGAGGAAACTACAGAGCCTATAGAAGAAACGTTTACTAGAGAACAAGTAGACAATATGATAGCTAAGAGATTAGCTCGTAAAGAGGCTAAAATTCGTAAAGAATACGAAAAGAAATACGGAAGTTTAGAAAGCGTAGTAAACGCTGGTTTAGGAACTGAAAGCGTTGAAGAAGCCACCAATAAACTTAAAGACTTTTATCAAAGTAAAGGCATTAGTATTCCAATTAACAATACTAACGAAGAGATGGAGTCAAACGCTGCTAAATGGGAAGCTGAAAAGATTATTGAATCAGGATATGAGGATATAGTCGAAGAAGTAGATGATTTAGCAAAAATAGGTTTAGAGAATATGTCTTTAGGAGAAAAAGTTAAATTCAAAATGTTAGCTGAAGAACGTCAAAGAATAGAAGAAGAAAAAGAACTTAAAGCTATTGGCGTTGATAAGCTAGATGATGAATTTAAAGAATTTAGTAAGAAATTAAATCCAGAACTTAGTCTTAAAGAAAAATATGATCTATACCAATTAACAAAACCAAAAGAAGAAATTAAAAAAATGGGAAGTATGAAGAGTGGGCAACCATCTGAAATAAAACAATACTATACAGATGAGGAGATATCTAGAATGTCATTAGATGATTTAGATAAACCTGGAGTATTTGAAGCAGTAAGGGAGTCCATGACACGTAATTCCTAAATAAGGAAGGATGAGATTTATGAACGATGCTAAACAAATGATTTGGCATAAAGCTTATGAAAGAGCTTTAAAAACTATCACAAGTTTAAGAAACCACTGTGATTTTAAATATGAAAAGGATTCAAAGAACGCTAAGACTGTTAGAGTATTAAATGCAGTTAGACCAAGCGTACGTACTTATGTACCAGGAACAGCTATTACAAGAGATGCTGTATCTTCTACTAAAGTTGATATTGATATCGACCAACACAAATATTTCAATATTGGATTAGACGATGTTATTAAAGCACAAAGTGTACCAGGAGCTATGGAAGCAACTGCTGCAGAAGGTGCTTTAGCATTATCAGAAGAAGGAGATAAATATGTAGCTTCACTAGTTAAAGCTGGTGTAGAAGCAACTACTCCTACTATTGATTCAGTAGCAAGATTTACTCCAACAAAAGCAAACGCAACTGAAAAAATTGAAGAAGCATTTGCTATTCTATATGGTAAGAATAATCGTGTATCTGATACATATTGGTTAGAAGTAGCACCAAGTTATTTCCAATTTATTAGACCTAATATTTTAGAACTTTTAACAAATAACGTTGAAATGGCTAAAAAAGGTGTAGTTGGTAAATATGCTAACGCTATGGTAACTATTGAAAACCTATTACCAAAAGGACAAGCAACAACTGCTAACGATACTGTATATAACATTTTAAGAACTGAACATGCTATCGCATTTATCGAACAAATTGATAAAGTAGAAGCATATCGTCCAGAAGACGCATTTGAAGATGCTTTAAAAGGTTTATATTCTTTCGGTGCTAAAGTTGTTAGACCTGATGAAATTGTAGTTATTAAAACTGCTATTTAATTAGAGGGCTATAAAGCCCTTTTTATCGTGTTAAGAGTAAGATGGGTGCAACTCCCATAAACACGTCTAGAAAGAGGTAAAAACATGGAAAAACTAGAGTATTTTACTATTATGCCACAATTAAAACAATTTTACGGAAAGACTGTTACAAAAGACACTGTATTTGATGAAAAAACAGAGAACGGACAAGTAACACAACATTTTGAGGATTTAACTTTAACTACAAAGATACTTAAAGAAGTTGAAATGGATGACGATCATCCTTATGGAGTTAAAGAAGAAACTACTATAACAATTAAAGTACCAGAAAATACTATATTAATATGGGATGAAAACGAAGGATTTATTGTACCTCAAACACAAATGACTACTTTAGAGGAGTTAAAAAGGACTATTGATGATATAGACGGAATATATAAGGGGTGATTATATGACTTTAGAAGATATGAAAACAAGAGTATATCAACTAATCGAAGAATATTCTGAAAATGCTGATGAATTAACAGAAGACGAAGATTTTGCAGCTAAAATAAACGTAGTTATAGACCAAGTACAAAACCATCTTACAAGATTTAAGAAAATACCTAAATATGCTGAATTAAATGTAACAAAAGGTCAAACAATGACTTTAGGAGATATAGATAAAGAGTTTTATCAATTAGACCTTATAAGAGGTGTAGACTACGATATTAAAAATGATAGAATAAAATTTTTAGAAGATGGAACTGCAGAAGTTTATTATTTTAAATATCCTAAGACTATTACTCCTGAAACAGAAGACAATTATAAATTTGAATTATCAAACGATTTATTAGAAATAATGCCTTATGGAGTAGCTGCAGATTTATTAAAAAGCGATGTATCTAGTCAATATGGAGCAGTATATGAAGCTAAGTATAGAGAACTACTTAATACACTTGATCCTAGATATGGAACTGGAAGTATTGAATTAGTAGGAGGTATGAAGATATGAGTCAACCAAGTGGAGCATTAATAACAAGAAACTACTCTAATTATAGAGGAGTAGATTTTTCTAATAGAAAAGACGAAGTAAATATATATCGCTCTCCTGATGCTTTAAATGTATGGAAGAATTATAAGAGTACAGAGGGTAAAAGTATAGAAACAAGACCAGATGTAGAATTACTAGAAGAATATAGTAATACTATATTTGGTCTTTTTTTTAATGAGAATACAAAAACAATGTATGTACATTCTGGTACACAAATTATTGTAGGGGAATCTGTAGCGTATGAAGGTGTAGCAGAACATAAATCAAAATTCTTTGTATTTGATAATAAAGTTTATTTTATGGATGGAACTAATTACCTAGTACAAAATGGAGATAATTTTGAAGAAGTAGTTGGATTTATACCAACAACAACTATATCAAGAACACCAAACCAAGGTGGAACTACTTACGAAGATGTTAACTTATTAAGTCCATATCGTAAAAATACATTTTGTGGAGATGGAACTAGTAAAGATTATTACTTAGATAGTAAGGAAATAGATAACGATTATACTCCAGAAGCATGGATAGCAGATGATACAGGGCACGAAGTCAAAACCACCGATTTTATTGTAGATTATGAAGCTGGTAAATTAACGTTTTTAGAAGCACCTCCAGCACCTTTAACAGACGGACAAGATAATGTAGTCATCCAATACAAAAAAGATACTGGTAAGGCTGAAACTATTAAAAAATGTACATTAGTTGAAGTATTTGATAATAGAGTCTTTGCAAGTGGAAATCCAGACTATCCTAATAGGCTATGGCATTGTAGCTTACAAGACGCTTCTTATTGGAGTGATTTAGACTACTATGACGAAGGAACTAATGACTCACCAGTAAAAGCACTGGTAGCAGGGAATAATGCTCTATGGGTTTTAAAAGCACCTTCTAAGAGTAACACAACTATCTTCTATCATAATCCAACTATAGATAGTACATATGGAAAGATATATCCAAGTACACACTCTAGTATTTCAACTGGATGTAAGACTACTGGAATAAACTTTAATGATACTATTTGCTTTTATAGTGGACAAGGACTAGAGGCTATAACAAGTGATATTACAACAGAACAAACAATATCTCATAAGTCTAGTATGGTAGATTCTAGATTATTAAATGAAAATTTAGATAATATGATCTTGATAGAGTGGGAAGGCTATTTAGTAACGATTATAGATAATAAGATGTATTTAGCTGATAGCAGACAATACTCTCAAATAAATGACCATTATGAATACGAGTGGTATTACTTTGACATTAATAAAAAAGTAACTGCTGCAACTATTGCAAATGGTGAACTTATTTTATGCACTGATGAAAATAAAAGAGGAGTACAAACATATGGTTTATACTCTATGACTAATTATTCTAGTAATAGAAAGGTAGAAAGTTACTGGACTACTATAGAAGACGAGTTTAATTATCCTCAATATCAAAAGACAACTAATAAAAAGGGTTGTGTAGTAGATATGGAAGGTGAAGAAATAACTATATATGTTAAGACAGATAATAAAACATTTGACTTAATTAAAACTTATAAAAATACAAAAGGTTATGTAGTACCTAGAATTAAAAAGAAAAAATGGAAATCAATTCAATTAAAATTCTATTCAAATTATCCATTTAGCTTATATTCAAATACATTAGAAAGCTATGTAGGGAACTACATTAAACGATAGGAGGTAAAATATGGCATCTGTAAATTACGATGATGATAGATTTAAAGCAGTAGAACAAGAACAACAAACAGCTTTAAACAATGTAACAAATACATATAACAATATGATTAATAATAGTGATAAGTATTATCAAGACATGGCAAGGGCTGCTGAGGACTATGGCAAACAACAAGCAGAGATCCAACAGGCTAACACTGATTTTGCTATAGAAAAGATTAATCAACAAAAAGAACAAGCACAAAAAGATTATACAAAAGAACAAAAAGGTGCTTATGTAGACTGGCAAAAACAGTCTAATCAATATGGAGTAAATGCAGAACAATTAGCATCAAGTGGACTAAGAAACACAGGATATAGTGAATCTAGTCAAGTAAGTATGTATAACACATATCAAAATAGAGTATCACAAGCAAGAGATACATTTAATAGAGCTACCTTAGATTATGATAATGGCATAAGAGAAGCACAACTAACAAATAATGCAGCACTTGCTGAAATATCTTATAATGCTTTACAAACTAAATTAGAACTAGGATTAAATCAATTTAACGCCAAAAATCAACTATTACAGCAACAAATGGCAGCAGAACAAAACATAAAAGATACTTATTACAATAGATGGCAAGATGTATTAAAACAAATTAATACAGAAAACGCACTTGCAGAACAACAAAGACAATTTAACGTACAAATGAATTTATCAAAAAAGTCTTCAAGTAGTTCTTCAAGAAGAACATCTGGTAAATCATCAAGAGGAAAAACTACAATTAAAGGAGGAACTGCAATTACTAATAAAGGAAATTCAAGTTCTGGAGGAAGTTGGTTATCAAACTTAAAAAATGGAGCAATAAAAAATACTCTAAATAATATGGCAGGAGCTGGGAAATTAGAATCCAACGCTGGAAAAGAAGCATTAAATTATTTGAAAAAATTTAATACAAGTGATCTAGATTCTAAAAGACTAACTATATCTGATAGAAATAAAATAGAACAATATTTAGGTTCTGTTAATAATAATTTAACTGATAATGACAGACTTTATCTTAATTCTTATATAAATAAAAACTTTCGCTAAGGATGGTGATAATTAATGGCTAAAAAGAACTTAATTGATTGGGGAAACGTACAAGGTTACTCTCAATATGGTGTAGACGAGTATGAAAACATTAAGAAAAAAGAACGTAAAAAGAGATTTGAACAGTACGAAAAAGAAGATGCTTGGACGGATTTTTCTGCATTTGAAGACGGATATCAATTTGGAGATGTAAGTAAAGCAATATTAGGAACTGGAGTTAAAACAGGCCAAAACTTTACTAAAGGACTACAAAGTAACTTAGAAGGTTTATTAGATTTTGGAACTAACGTAGCGAGTATGGGAACAGAAGCGTTAGGATATGATGAAGCAACTAAGAAACTAAGAGATTTTGCACAAAAAGATTTTATAGCAGAAAATGATTTAGTAAATAAGACATTAATTAATACTAATCCTATGTTAGCGTTACTTAATCAAGGAATAGGTGCTTATGATAATTTAAAAAACGGATATGATCCTGGAGATTTACTTGTTAAAAATAATCAATTAGCAACTTTATTTAAAGGTCAAGGAACATTAAGTAAAGGTTTAGATAAAATAGCATCTAAATCTATAACAGGAAATAAATTAGATAGTTTATCGCAAACAGTAGGACAAATAGCAGGACAAGCAGCTTTAGGAAGTGCTGGACTACCATGGCAAGTAACTGCATTTGCTAATTCTGCTGGTAATGAAATGAATAACGCTTTTCAAAACAATGCAACTGCAGGACAAGCGTTTTTAAGTGGATTAATAAGTGGTGCTGTAGAAGTTGGTACTGAATATATAGGTGGTGGTGCTAATAAACTTTTAGGTATGGAATCACTAGGAAGTAAAGGACTTGCTAAACTAGGAAGTAAAATATCTAATAAATTAGCATCTAGACTACTAAAAATGGGAATTGATGGAGCATCAGAAGGTCTAGAAGAAGTTTTATCAGGTTTAGGAACTGCAATAGGACAAAAACTAACCTATATGAATGATAAAGAAATAGGAGAATTATATTCTAAAGACCAAGCACTAGACGATTTTGTAATGGGTATGTTAGGAACATGGATATCTAATGTACCTGGACAAGTACAAAGCGTAAGACGTGGAGAAAACGCATTTTCTGGTCTTACAGAGAACGAACAAACAATATTAGATAAAGTTATCGAGCAACGTACAAACGAGGCTCAAAAAGGCGGAAAAGAGTTAACTAAGAAAGAATTAAATGAAATAGAAGACCAAGCAAGAGAAGACTTACAAAATGGTTATATCTCTGCTGATATGATAGAAGAAACTCTAGGTGATAACTTTAACGCTGATAAAGATGTAATGTTAAATGAAGCATTTAATGAACGTACAAGACGTAGAAATTCTTTTAACACAGATTTAAACCAATATAAAGATGAAAACCAGAGAAAAATAGTACAAAAGGCTATCGACTCTGGTATTTTAAATGATTCAAAGAAAACACATAACTTTGTTGATTTAGTAAGTAAGATAGCAGCCGATAAAGGTATGGACTTTGACTTTGTAAATAATCAAAAGATAAAAGATAGTGGATTTGCAGTCGAAGGTAAGACAGTTAACGGATATGTTAATGGAAATACTATTGGATTAAATATCGAGTCTAATACAGCCTTAAACAAGACTGTAGGGCATGAAATAACACACGTTTTAGAAGGTTCTGATATGTATCAAGCATTACAAGACACTTTAAGAAGTTATGTAGGTGAAGGTGAATGGCAGTCTAGACTTAAATCTTTAAGTGAAACCTATAAAAACGTAGAAAATGCTGATGTAACTAAAGAACTAACTGCTGATTTAGTAGGAGAAAACCTATTCAATAATGAGAACTTTGTAAGAAGTTTATCTACTAAAGATAGAAACCTATTTGAAAAAATATATGATGAAATTAAATACATGGTTAAGATAGCAACTGCAGGGTCAAAAGAAAAAAGGGAATTAGTAAAACTACAAAAAGTATTCCAAGAAGCATATAGAGATAGCAAGACTACTAGAGAAGGTACACAATATTCTGTAGAAGGTAAAGAGGAAATAAGTTTATCTTATGCAAAACAAAGATTTAATAGAAATATGGGTAAATATTCTATAGGGGATAACTTAGAAGATGCTTATTTAGAACACCAATTAAGAAAAGACGAGTTAAATAGTTTATATGAATATGCTAAGAAAAAAGCATATAACGATAGTGAGTTAAGAGAACTAGAAAGAAGATATAATGAATTACTAGAAAGAGATAATCCTAACCAAGCAGACGTCAAGTATTCTTTAAGTGATAATGGAGAAATGGTAGATAATTCTACCGGTGAAAAAGTAACATTAGAAACAAGTGATGTAGGTAATACAGGTACACTAATGGCTATTCATAACTTAGGAGAAGAAAAATTTAATGGAGTACTGGATTTAGGAGGTTTTCCTTATCCAAGTATAGCTATTACTAAACCTTCAACAATTAGTCATGAAGGTTATGGAGATGCTTCTGCAATATTTAGTAAAGATACTATTGATCCAGAATTGAATAATAGAAATAAAGTATATTCTAGAGATGCTTATACTCCTAGATTTCCTCATTTAGAGTATAAAATAGATAGTAATGTAGTAAAGAATATAAGAAATGTAATAGGAGATTATGATTATAGAAACGTACAACCTGGAGATAGTTATATTAGTGATGCTAATAATGTATTAAATGATTTAGAAGATAATATAAACAACAGAGGTTTAGATAAAACATTGAACGATATAAAAGACAACGTAGCTATGAAATATGTGTATTTAAAAAATACTAATCCATCTTTTCAAGTAGAAACAAGAAATGAAAATTATTCTTCTAAGTATACTAACGAAACATTACAAAGATTTCTTGATAATTATAACGGAGAATTTGATTATAACAACATTTCAAGTAGTGATGTAGATAATTATTTAGATAATATGGTTAATGCTTATAGAGAACAACTAATAGAAAAATTTAGTGAAATAGAAGGCATAGATGAAGCAACACTAAACGAATTAGTGGATAAAAACCTAAATAATTTTAGAGAAAGATTTGCTGATAAAGATAATTTTTTATTAGCAGCATATAAACTACAAAAAAATGGAGCAAATAATCAGGTTTTAGATACTGTAGCAACTAAAGAAAAAATAAATAACACTATTAATCAAGAAGAATATGAAAAATGGGTAGATGATTTATTTAAAAACATAATAGAAAAAAGAGGATTAAGAAACAACAAGGAATACTATACAAGTTCTGGAAACCGTAGAACTTTTGAACAATTACACGATGAATATAACTTAGAAAATGTAGTTAAAATATTAGATGCTTTGGATGATACTGGTTCTGAAGGAGAAATGTTTACAGGTATTAGTGAAATAGCTGGTAATGCTTCTATTAGATTTAATTCTATTGAAGATATAAAAGCTAATGAAAACTTACTAACTACTGTGGGTAGTGAAGAATATTCTAATATGTTAGAAGATATATCTAATAGACTACATGATATTCAAAGTGCAATAATCGAAAGAGGACATAATAACTCTGATAACTATTTTATTGCTATGGATAACTTATCACAAGCAGTAGCAGATACAGCAAGGCTATATGGTGAAGGCAAAAAAGTAGATGCAAATAGAGTATTAAAAGAAATAAAAGAATATGGATTTAATCCTACATTAGAAGAAGCACAACAAATATATGATATGTTTAGTGAATTAAGGCAATTACCTACACAATATTTTGAAGCTAAACCAAAAAGAGCAGTAGGATTTGATGAACTAGAAACAATGGTTATTCCTAATAATTGGTCGCAAGAAACTAAACAAAGAATGACTGATAGAGGTATCAAATACGTAGAATATGATCCATCTATTGAAGGAGATAGACAACGTGTAATAAATCAATTCGATGATTTAAAATTTAGTTTATCTCAACAAAATGACATAGCACCTACTCAAGGTTGGAACGTTAGAGGAGAAGATATACGATTACAAAGTGCAGTACAAGAAACTATCGCTCCATTACAAGAACAAGTACAACAACTTCAAAGTACACTTGATGAAGTAAAAAATAACATTGCACCAATAGAAGATAATTTACCAGCAATTAGTGAACAAGAAGCATCTCAATTAGAAAGTCAATTTAATGAAAATGATATAGCACCTATAAGAGATAACTTAACAGAACAAGAAAGTAAGAGATTAGACTTCTTAGATAGGCTTGAAAGAGAAAATATGCTAACAGAAGACTTAGCAAAAGAACGTAACGAATTAATTGCTAAAGAAGAAAATGCTCCTGAAGGGGAAGATATGACACCTATTGAATCATTAAATGATGTAAGAGATATGGATGAAGTCGCAAAAGATAGAAGTGCAAACGCATATCAATATGAACATCCAGAAGTAAAACCATATTTCCAAGAAGAAGCTAGAGTATTACTTGCCGAACTAAATGAAGTAATACCTGGTGAAAGATTTATGATAGAAGGTAGAGATGCAGAGCATCCTACAGAGTGGTTAGGCTACAAACGTCAAGCAAGTGAAGACGTAGCTAATTTACTAGATGGATATACTTTAGGAACTAAGTACACTAAAGACCAACTAAGAGAAGGATTAAACGCTATAATAGAAGACCATGGTTTAGAGAATAAAGCAGTGTCTAAACGTCTAGAATTTATGTTAGATGATAGATTAAGAAATGGATATAAAACTATTGAAGGCTATCAAATAGAACCTAACCAAGACTACTTAAATATGTTAAAAGAACAAAGTTGGGATAAATATTATGAAGAATCTCCATGGTTAGAGAATGCACCTGCCGAAATAGAAGAACCAACTATAAGAATGACACCTGAGGAAGTATCTCGAAATGAGATAGCACCTGTAAGACAAGATAGAGATATTATGGAAATGGCAGAACAACAAGAATTTAGACAAAACACTCAAAGACAACAACCAAAAATACAACCTAAGCCAAAAAATTTATTTCAAAGTGCATGGGATCATATTATGGGTAGATGGGTTAATAGAAATGTTTTAGGAGATAGATTATCTAGACAAGTAAATAACCCACAAATAAAGTACAATTATGATGCTTTTAACAACTATATGGCAGAAGCACAAAACAACATAAATAATTTTCAAACGAACTATAATTTTGAAAATATAGGAGAAGGTTTAAATACAATATTTAATGAAGCTGAAAAATTAGGCATACCACCTGCAGTATTCAACGAGTATTTAATCGACCAAGAAAACTTTGATAGATGGAAAATAGGAAAAGGAAGCAAAACTCCTGCTGAAGAATCAGCAAAAAGATTAAAAGATTATTCTATTCAATATCCACACATTAAAAAAGTAGCTCAAAAAGTTTGGAAGTTTGGCGAAAACTCATTACAAAATAGAGTAGATGCCGGTTTAATGACACAAGAACAAGCAGAAGCATTAAGAAACTCACATCCACATTATGTACCGTTTTTTGCTGAATTAGAAAACATAGATAAAGCATACGAGCAAACAAACGAATTAAAAGCTGGAGGTTTGAAAAGAGCTAAAGGTGGAGCTGGACAAGTAATGCCTGTATATGAAGCTCTAAGTAAATATGTAAACGCTGAAAAGAAAGCAATAAGATTTAACGATACATTAAGAGAGATGATTCACTCTATAGGAGAAACAAATAATTTTGGAACAGATGAAAGAACTGATAGTACCGATATTAGTAAGAACTTGTTTACTGATGGAGGCAATTACTATATAACTGCTTATGAAGATGGCAAACAAATAACTGCTAGGGTATCAAAAGACTTATATCAAGAACTAGCTAGAGAAAGTGAAAATAGAATAAAGCAAATAGAAGATGATCTAGCACTAATAACAAAACCATTACAAAAAATGAACGAGTTTAATAGAAACATCCATACAACATTAAGTTTAACTTTCCCTGTAAAAAATGCAATTAAAGACTTTGGTAGTGCATTATTTAATTCTAAGCATACTTTAGGGTTGATAAAGAACTATTTACCAGGAGCAAGAGAGTTGATACAAGGCAAGACAAAAGATGCACAACAATTCTTAGCTGGTTATGGTAGTGGTTTGACAATGGGCGAATATAGAAACGATACTATGAGTCAAAAATTGAAAAACACAAAGTTTTTGAGAAAAATAGCTAACTTAAATAACTATATAGAATTATTCCCTAGATTTGCTGAATTTAAAGCAAGTAGACAAGCAGGGGAAAATATGCAACAAGCTCTATATAATGCTAGAGAGGTTACGATGAACTTTAGTAGAGGTGGTACAGTAGCTAAGGCTATCAACAGAGATGGTATTACCTTCTTTAATACAAGTGTACAAGGTTTTGATAAGTTAATAAGAAACTTCTCAGGAGAAAACGGAGCTAAAGGAGTAGCACTTGCTTTAACTAAAGTAGCAATATTAGGAGTAGCACCTGCAGTATTTAACGATTTAGCATTTGGTGGTGGCTCTGATGACGAAGACGAAGATTATAAAGCACTTCCTAACTACATTAAAGATAATTATTATCTAATTAAAGGTAGCGATGGCGAGTTTATAAGAATACCAAAATCACAACCACTAGCAGTAATAGGTAGTGCTGCAAGAAGAACACTAGAAAAAGCTAGAGGCGAAGAAGATGCTTTCGAGGGATTTACTAAAAACGCTATCGACCAGATAGGAGTAAATAACCCATTACAAAACAATATTTTAGCTCCTATTATTCAAGTCAATAGTGGTAAAGAAGTAAATGGTCGTAAAGTAGGAACTGCTTGGTATGGTGGAGATATAGTTCCATCTAGACTACAAGAAGAATCTCCTAGAAATCAGTACGATGCTTCTATAGATACATTTAGTATATGGTTAGGAGATAAATTGAACATAAGTCCATATAAAATAAATTATGTACTAGACCAGTATTCTGGTGGAGTTGGAGATATAGGATTACCTTTAATAACTCCTGAAGCAAAAAACGAAGGTGGCATATTAGCTCCTGTAAGAGATCAATTTGTAGTCAACTCAACCGATGATAATAAATATGTATCTAAATTCTATAGTACAAAAGAAAAAATCCCTACAGGCAAAGATGCTACAGAAGACGATATACTTCAAAAGAAATACTTAGACGGTATAAGTAAAGAAATGAGTTCTTTATATGCAGAGCGCCGAGAAATACAAGCCGATAATAGCTTAACAAAGAAAGAAAAATACGAGAGAGCAAGTGAAATCAAACGAGAAATCAATAGACTAGCTAAAGAAGGTTTAGACAATTATCAAAATGTAAAAACAACAGGAGAATATTCTAATGTTAATGGTAATGAATACCAAAAGACAGAAGATGGATGGAAAAAAATTAAAGACGATGTATCAACTGAAATCAATTCTTATGGTTTAACTGATAGCGAAAAGAATACATACTTTAAAACAAAGAGTAATATCTCTGGAATAAGAGATAAATACAAAGATTCTAAAGACTATGCAAGTAAAAAAGCTGATATAGTTAATGAGATAAGAAGTGCTAATCTACCAGACGATGCTAAGATAGGTTTATACCAAGATGCTTATAATGATAAAATGGCTCAAAGTTATGTAGACGCTGGTATTAGTGCCGATAATTACTTAGACTTTAAATCACAAACATTTAACGCTGATAAAGATAAAGATGGTAAGTCAATAAGTGGTTCTAAAAAACAAAAAGTATTCAATTATATAAATTCAATGGATATACCATTTGAACAAAAAGTTATTTTAGCAAAAACTGAATATCCTACATACAATGATTACAATAGGCAAGTAATAGACTACTTGAACAATAGTGATATAGACCGTGAAGAAATGGTAGATATCTTAAAAGACTTAGGATTTAAAATTAACGGAGATAATATAAGTTGGTAAAATTTGGGAAATAATAGGTAGTATAATGTAAAGAGAGAAGATACTTAATCCTCTCTCTTTTACGTTATAGAAAGGAGAGAATATGAAACAAGATTTAAACGGTGTTAGAACTCCAGAAGACGTAGTAAGACGTTATGATTTAAGAGAATTAGATGATATACCTTTAATAATTAAAAACCAAAAGGAAATAACTTTAGAAGTATCTAAAAAAGTTGACGGAGATGAAGTTATATCTGCTATTAATCTAACTCCAGAAGAAACTAAAATAACTGCTAATAAAATAGCGTTAGAAGGATATACAACTATTAACGATGGTTTTAGTGTAGACGAACAAGGCAATATGACTTGCAACAATGCAAGTATTACTGGTTCTGCAATAGTTAATGGTACTAATTTTTCAGTAGATGAGCAAGGAAACATGATTTGTAATGACGCTGAAATACATAATGTAAGTATAGTCAATGGTAATATAAGTCTAACCCAAGAGCAAGGCGATACAAGACTCCCTATTTTATTAACTCAATATGATGCTTCGTCAAACGTATATACTTGCAGAATTGGAACTGCTGGAATAAGATTTTTGAGAAATAATATTGATATGGTAGGGATATATGGAGATAGAAATGTAGATGGATCTGGTGGAGAGGTTAGAGTAAGAAATAGTGCTGGTAATTCTACAGTAGTTCTTGCTGGTTCTAATGGAAATATAACTTGTGTATCACTAACACAAACATCTTTAGAAGAAAAGAAAAAAGACTTTGAAAAGTTTGAAAATGGCTTAGATATTGTTAAAAACGTAGATATATATAAATATCATTTAAAAGACGAAAAAGAAACCGATAAGAAACATATCGGTTTTGTTATTGGAGATAAATACAACTATAGAAAAGAGATAACATCTAAAGATAATGATGGAGCAGAATTGTATTCTATGATATCTGTTCTATGGAGAGCAGTACAAGAACAACAAATTGAAATAGAGAGATTAAAGGAGGGTAAAAAATGATAGCAGTAGATGACGATCAAACAACAATACATCTTACTAAAGGAGATGCTACTGGTGAAGAAGTCAATAGACTTGCCTTTTGTTATCCAATATGGAATCCAACTACAGAAGAAGAAGAAAATTATGAATTTCAACTAACAGATAAAATTACTTTTACAATATTAGAGAAAAAAGGCTATACAAGAAATGAATTATTAAAAAAAGAATATACTATAGCAGAATTAGGATATCAAAATCCTACACAAGTTCCTGAACTTATTTTAACAAGTCAAGATACTAAAGTCTTTGAACAATTAAATAAACCTAAAACATATTGGTATGACTTAGTATTAAACGATAATGTAACCATCCTTGGTATGGATGAAGATGGAGCTAAAAAGATAATAGTATATCCAGAAGCAGAGGAGGATGAATAATGTTAAAAGGACATTTAGGATTTAAAGGAGAATCATCAACAATAGATATATCAGAAAAAGTTGATGGAGTACAAACAATAACAGTAAGTGATTATAGAGGTACACAAACAACAACTATTGAAGATGGTGAACTAACTGGTGATATGGTAATTGATAATCTAACAAGTGATACTACTAATAGACCGTTAAGTGCAAAACAAGGTAAAGTATTAAATACAAATATTGGAAACTTATCTGACCTAGATACTACTGATAAAACATCTTTAGTAAATGCAGTGAATAGCGTAGTCGAGAGTGGCTTAAATTCAAGAGGTAATTATGTTAAATATGTAGATGGTACTTTAATTCAATATGGTAGATATACTGATACGTACCCTATTGATATTGAATTAAGTGCAGTTTATAGAGGAGACCAAAAGACAATAACATTTCCAATAGCCTTTATTGATACAAATTTTAAAATGACTTTATCAGCAATAGCACCAGTAAATTCAGCATATTTAGTAGACGAAAAAACCACAAATACTATGAAGTTTTATCCTATTGCTTATTCTTCAAGAACCAGTGGTTCATATTCCGTAGACTTTATGGCAATAGGTAGATGGAAATAGGAGGTACAGAATGGATAATGTAAGATTTGAATTTTACATTGGAGATACTTATGAAAGAAACTTTGTTATAAAAAAATACACTTCTGATATTGATGAAGTGTTTTTTAGTGTTAAGAAAGATGATTTAGATAAAAAAGTATTAATCCAAAAAACTTTAGATAATGGAATAACAATAGTGGAAGACACCACAGAAGATGATGTTAGAAAAAGAACATATCAATTATTAATAAATGCAACTGATACAGAGGTTTTAACACCAGATGTAGAATATCCTTTTGATATAGAAATTGTAACAAATAAAGAAAATGACCAATTAAAGAGAACAATTATAAAAGGTGTAGTAATTTTAACATCTGCAACCACTAGAATATGGAACGAATAGGAGGGATAAAATGAACGATATAGAAGTAGAATTATACGATATAAACTATATACCTGATTATGTAGAAGCAGAAGAAGAAAGACAAGCTAATGAAGCTATAAGACAAGCCAACGAACAAAATAGAATAGCATTATATGATGATTTAGAGAATAAAAAAGAAACTGACTATTGGAAAGGCGATAAAGGAGATAAAGGTGATCCAGGAGAATTTATTACTGCAACACTTTCTTATGATAGTCAATATAACCCATCTTTGGACATGACGTTTGCAGAAATATATGCAGCAATTCAAAATAATCAAGAAGTAAGATTATATGATTCTGGAGATGAAATTTTTTACTTTGTTACAGGTTATTATTCTGAACAAATAGAATTTACTAATGTAAACGATAATGGAATTATTGTTATTGTTTTACATGATGACAATAGTTTAAGATCTAGACAACTATATAAAATTACAACTGTTAATTCTTCTTCTACTAATGACCAGATACCTACTGCTAAAGCTGTTTATACTGCAATAAATAATCAAAGACTTGAAACTACAGATAATAAAGTAACATCAATAACTTCAAGTTCTACAAATACACAATATCCTAGTGCTAAGGCAGTATATACTGCTACTAATGCTGTAACTACAGATACTAAGAATAATTACGCCCATACTCTAACTCTATCTCAAAACTTAACTACTGGAGATTTAACTGTAGGAATAAGTAATTATAATGGAACAACATTAGATTATGGAACAGTAGAGGGAATAGCAACAAGAGATTATGTAGATGATCTTGTAGGTGATATAGGTACAACTCTCGATTTAATAAATGGGGAGGTTATATAATGGCTATAAGTGATAAATTAACATATCTAAATACAACAAAAACAAAAATAAGAGAAGGTCTTAATTCTTTAGGTGCTGATTTAGATACAGAAGATACATTTAGAAGTTATGCAGATGCTATTGAGGGAATTTATGAAGATTACCCTAAAATAACAGGAGAAGGAACAGAATTAAGTTTAGATAATACAAAACAAGCGTCTATGAAGATAGTTTATAAAGGTAATACTTCCCAAGAAGGAACACCAACACCATCTTCACCTATACCTGTTAATGTAGTAAGTGGAGATAATACAATAGATATATGTGGGAAGAATTTATTAAATTTAACTATGGACAACAAAACAACAAGCAATATAACACTAACAAAAAATGATGATAATTCTTATAAAATTAATGGTACTTCAACAGGTTTAGTTTTGTTTAGTTCTAGTGGAACACAAACACTAACTGCAAATACTACTTATACATTAGGAATAAGTAATGGAAATAACAACGTACAATTATCTTTAAGAACACCAAATGGAGCCACTCAATATGTAAAAACCGAGGGAACTGCAACTTATGCAACATTTACTCCAACAACCGATGTAGAAGTTAAATTATATGTAAGAATACCGAGTGGTGCAACTGTAAATGAAACTATATATCCTATGGTAGTAAAAGGAAGTACAATAGGAGATTATGAACCATATATAGGTAAATCATATCCTATATATTTAGGAGTAGAGAATATAATTAATATTGCCGATGGAACTGCTTCTTTAAATGGTATGACTTTGACTAAACAAAATGGAATTATGACATTTAATGGAACTAATACAACTCAATTTCAAGGGCAATATATTTCAATGAATTATACATGCACCGAACCGATGACATTTGGTTTAAATAATGAAAGTGCATTAAATAATAATATTCAATTCTTTTGTAGTTATAAACCAAGTGGAAGTTCTAGTAATTCATATATAAATATTAATGGTGGTAAAACCTTTGCAACAGGTGATACAATAAACCAATTCTATATAATAGTAAGTGCTAATACAACTGTAAGTAATTATGTAATAAAACCACAATTAGAAAAAGGCACTAAAGCCAACCATTTTACACCTTATGGAACAACACCAATAGAACTATGTAAAATAGGAACATACCAAGACTATATCTATAAAGATAATGGTAGTTGGTATTTACATAAAGAGATAGGTAAAGTTGTTTTAGATGGTAGTAGAAATTGGATTAAAAGTGGTAATACAAATATAGATAGATTTGTATTAAGTGGTTATGTCGATTATGGAGATACAAATTGTTTTAGTAATTATTTTGACAATGGAGTTTATAGTGATACAAATTATACTAAAAATCAAATATTCTTAAATACATACTCTAGTACAAAAAGAATTATTATAAATTATAGTACGATTGGAACAACCACACTAGCACAATTTAAAACTTGGTTATCTACTCATAACACAATAGTATATTACCCTTTAGCAACACCTATTAATACTCTAATAGAAAATACTACTCTTATAGAGCAGTTGGAAGAAAGTAAATTAAGTTATATAAGTCAAACTAACATAAGTCAAATAAATAATGACTTACCATTTAATTTAGATGTAAAAGCATTGAGAGGTGAGTAAGATGAATAAAAGATGGTGGAAATGTGCAGGGATTAGAGCATTAAAAACAATATGTCAAACAGCAGTAGCTACAATAGGAACTGCTACAGTTATGGAAGAAGTTAACTGGTTAATGATAGCATCTGCTTCTATTTTAGCAGGTATATTAAGCCTTTTGACTAGCCTTGGTGGTCTTCCAGAATTGGAGGAAAAGAAATGAGAGAAAAGTTTTTACAAGTTGCTTTATCACAAGTAGGCTATAAAGAAAAAAAATCTAACAAAGATTTAGATAGTAAGACAGCCAATGCTGGGAATGGAAATTATACTAAGTATGGTGCTTGGTATGGTCTAAACCCAGCCCATTGGTGTTGTATGTTCGTATCTTGGTGTGCTAATGAAGTAGGTATATTAGGAACACTTATCCCTAAGTATAA